GGGAAGCCTACCCACTACTTCCGTTCAACAAAGAAGCTGGAAAACCGGGCGATATCGGAATGGATGGGAAACAGGACATCAAGAAACTGGAGGTCCTTTCCATTGCGTATTGCCTCCTCAGACAATCTTTGGACGGGAATTGGGACACCATACAGCTCAGCAAAGAACGCACGGGTCGCGTCGGTAGGGGCGAAAATGGGGGCGTCATGTTCAGGCAGGTGGTGGTAGCCATCATCAACAAATCTGGGAACAACGCCACGCGTAAGATGCAGGGCGCGATCAGCAACAGCCCTAATTATAGGGCAGTGGGGCGTTTCCCAGGCGGCAGAAAGAGCCTTAGCACGGAGAAGCTCCATGAGAACAGGCTGTTTCGCATTTGTAAAAGACGAGGTCCAGCCGAACGAATTTAAGAAACGTCCGGGGTCCCGTATGTTCTGTGCGTCAGCGGCAATGATGCCACAAAACGACATAACACGCGGGTCACTACCACTTTCAATCTTAACTGTAAATCCGAGTCGTTCATACTCGGACTTGTCAGGGGCATTGCCTGAATAAACAGCAAAAATGCCATCGTCGCCTTCGACGAAACCGTTCCACTGGACGTTGCGCTTGGCGCAGAGGAACGACCAGACCATCAAGTTCGAGAAGCCATTTCCTAAGGAAGTGCACATGTCCCCAGACATGCGCCGACCCTTGAGGCGGAATGAGACACCACGGCGAGTGCGGCCGTGGTTGACGCCAAAGATGGTGCTAAGAATTTGAGCACGCTGCCTTGGAAACTGAGCAAGCATATGAGAGTAAAGAACACCCTCACACGCCTGCATGAAGTCCGGACTAAAATGAGCCTCAAATGAAGTGTAGTCCGTGGCATAATACTTGGCGCCTTCAGCCATAAGGGAAGCCACCTTGGCTGCACGCTCGGGAACAGGAACGTGCTTAATAAACCAAGGGAGGTCAAAAACAGCCTTCTCGATTGCTTTGAACCAAGGTCCAGAATAGACCTTGAAATGGTCTGACCTGCTGTTGATCCAGCGGGCGTGTTTGAACTCGGGATAATTCTCGCTCTTTATGAATGAAGCAATCTTGCGGCATTGCTTGGCAGTAGGACAACCGCCGTGCAACTCTGCAAAAGTTGTTCTCAAACTTTCCTTTCGCACCATTGAATAGCTAGTAGAATCAAGCCATTCTTCGAAATCAGGAGTAGTTGAGATCGGTGTGAGATGGGCAACACACCACGACTTCACAAATGCGGAAAACTCGGTGAGGAGCCGGAGATCTTGTTTGGTTCGCTTGAATGGGGTCAAGCGACAAACTCGGTGCTGCAACCCCGCGATCTGGGTTGCAATATCATTGGTGTCTACGTGGGCGGGGGCACGGTCAGGGGTGGCTCCGTAGGGCAACTGTCTAAACATCTGCCTTCGCGGCCGGATGCTAGGACAAGTAGGTGCGGAGATCACGCACTTTGGGTCCTGGACATTGACTGCAAGCCGAATGTCACTGACCCGGTAGCCCGAGGTCATAACATGACCTCGGGCGTAGGGAGTGCGTTTTAATTCCACCCCGGCCTCCCGGCCGGGGACAACTGAAAATTGAGCTCCTGCTGGAGAGCGGCGAGCTCAGTAGTGTCATGGGCCAGAGCTGCATATTCCTCAGAAGCAATGTTGAGGCTAGAACAGCTCGCAATGCGGGTCAAACCACAGGACCTAATCTCCTGTGGACTACTCCTGCGCATGACCAGAGTAGTCATCCAGTCCGGAACATAGGTATACGACTTCTTAGATTGTAGCCCTGCCGCAGCCACACACGCAACCGATGCCAGGGAACCGATGACAGCGGAGGAGATGGCGGCAGCAGAGGCGGATAGGCCCAAAGGTATAGCAGCAACGGGCAGTGCTGCAAGCGCCAAAGAGCAGCCTACCATGGCGGACATTCCAGCAACAGAGGGGCGGGTACTCAGTGATAGCCTACGAATATGATATGGGACGTTTTGATCCGAGGCTGTTTTCCGAAGGCCGGCTGTGAAAATCATTCCGGGCCGTTTATCAATAGGACATGGGGGTTCGACATGGTCATCTTGCTCAAGCCGTTTTGGACCATGGGGGACAAACATTTAAAATGACGGACGAGAAAGTTTCAGAGGGCTGTTGGAAGGTGGGCCCATCAATCGCGTATTCAGTGCGAGTCGTGACAGATGGGACAGGTTGAGTGGGTGTTGGTGGAGAAGGAGGCGAGGGTGACAAGGGTCTAACCACATTAAGCCTCCTAGGTGGTGGTGATGGTGGGTGTGGTGGGTGTGGTGTTTCAACAACAGGAGAAGGATCCTCCTCAAGTATGGGAGGTCTCATCTCCTGAGGTTGGGGCCCCTGGACATCCACCGCAACCGAAGAAGGCTGCGGCGAACTGGGCGGGTCAATGGTTATGACGAAACCTTCACTATTGGAGAAAGGTTCGTATTCTTGTGGGACTGGCGTAGAAGCGGGGGAAGAAGGTTGGTCGCTAACGTACCCATCGTCTTCATCTTCGAGTGTTGGCGCCGAGGGGGCGGGGACTCGATGAGTAGGCCTGACGATGTTGAGGGGGCGATGTTTGTTGCACACAGGGCCTCCCTCGAATTTAACGGTACTACCTTCAATTGCCACTTCAGCCGGCGGGGTATGGTAGGAACAGCAAGGCCCAAACCCATGGGTGTTAGTTGAACTCTTATGATCACACCGGAGTCTCGTCTTGACGAGGCACTTCCTCCCACAGAACCTTGGGGGGTGGGTGCCCTTCCTGATCATCATTGTGCAATATGCGACACAGGAAGGTCCGGGGTTGGGTTCAATTCCTTCCCTGGTGAGGTCACGTTTCCAGGCAAGGCGGGTTCGGCAGACTTGTTTCCTCTCTTCTTTCCGGCGCTCAACCTGACGCCTCAGGCGAGACAGTTCCTTCTTGGCTTTATCGATAGGGGACGGCTCTTGCTTCTTCTTTGCTTGACGGTGGTTCGTATTGTTGTTGAGGTGCTGATTGCGAAGACGGGGGGACATCTCCATCTCGTGGTGGAGGTTGGGGGCACGGGGTTTCCCCCGGGTACCAACTTCACGCATAAGTTCTTGCGGTTCGGCTTCAGGCCTTGTCGGGGCCTGGCCCTCCTTACTGCGCTTGCCTGTGGGCTTGTTATTACCACAGGGCCCTCCTCCTGACTTACTCCCGCCGGTACGGGGCCAGGATTTTTCAATCTCAACCGGTAATTGGCGACCTGCCATGGTGTCATACTCAACGACAAATAGCCCGAAACGGAAGGCACCGGGAGTTTTAGGTATCTCCAAACCCTTCAGCAACTGGCTGGGGGAAACTTCGGC